ATGTTTTATGCCCGGTAGCGGATATACGCCTGAAAATGATAATGGCACTTGCCAACATCCTATCCTTGGATGGCGAAGTAATTATGTTGGATCATTCCCCGATGCGAATTAAGCGGTTGCAAGTAAATAATAAAGCGGATTATCTTACTGAAGGACAATTATTTGCAACAGTACACTATGGTTTACTGCGATATAAGAGTAATCCGCATATGATGGTAGAAGTCGGTATTGACTTCGGATAGGAGGTAAGTATGGCATCAGTGAAAACAACTGAAAAAGTAACTGAAAAGGCCAGTGAGCAGATGGTAGCAGCGACAAAGGAAGCGGTAGCCGAATCTATTTATACGGCGGAGGAACTTGCAAATAGTTCCACAAAAGTATTTGGAGCGAAAGTAAGAAGAGACTGTGTCGTGGCGTCATTTAGATGTGCAGGCGTCACCTCGGCAACAGTAGCAGAGGCAAAGAAAATTGTAAATGCATTTTTACAGAGGGAGGTAAAATAAATGGCGGGAGTATTTACGCTTGGAGAAGCAAAAGTTAGACCAGGTTCCTATTTTAACATCCAGAAGGTTAGCGAAAACTCCTCTGCAGGAACAATAGACGGTATTGCAGCCGTTTTGTTTAAAGCAGATTGGGGACCGTTAAATGAGGCAATTGAGATTAGTGTAGATGAGGGATATGAGAGCATATTTGGCAATGCCTACACAACAGACACGATTGCAGAGGTATTTAACGGTGGAGCTAAAAAGGCAATTGGGTGCAGAATTGGCTCTGGAGGTACGGCAGCCAGTATCACTTTAAAGGATAGCACCGCACAAGATGCGGTGACAATTACGGCGAAATATGTAGGAGGGAAGTCTTTTGCAGTTTCTCTCCGTGATAAGCTGTCAGATGATACTAAAAGAGAATGTATTATATATGCAGGGACGAAAGAATTTGAAAAAGTAGAGTTTATAAAGGGTGGAGATGAGGTATCGGCACTTGTCTCTGCTTTTTCTAAATCTACGAATTTTACGGTTCAGAGTGCTGGTAGCGGATCGGGATTCATGGCTGATGTTACACAAAGCATATTTACAAATGGCACGGATCCGGTAGCAACAACTGTATCTTATTCGGAAGGATTGGCAGCTATTGAGGCTGTCAATTGGAATGTTATATGCGTGGATACAGAGGATACAGCTGTACATGCGTTAGTTTCCTCTTTTCTGGATCGAATTTTTGAAGTTGGGCAGTTGACTATGGCAGTGCTTGCGGAAACATCTAGTGTAGCATTAGATACTAGAATGCAAAATGCAGCAGCTTTTAACGATGAAAAAATTATCTATGTGTTAAATCCAACATTGAAGACATCTACCGGTACTCTGGATGGACATTTGACAGCAGCTAGAATCGCCGGAACGATTGCTGCTTGCCCGGCCAATATGTCATTGACTCATAGAATTATTGATGGGGCAACAGAACTGGTGGAAAAAATCACACCTACTCAGATTATCAAGGCAGAGACAATGGGATGCTTAGTGCTGACTACCAATTTCAGCAATCAGATTTGGATTGATAGCGCGATTAATACTTTGATTTTGCTTGAAGATAATCAGGATGATGGATGGAAAAAAATTCGCAGAACCAAAACAAGATATGAACTTATTACCCGGGCAAATATTCAAACGGATTCCTTGATTGGTAAGGTTGATAATGATGTGAACGGACGGGCAACTATCGTAAGTCAGGTACAAGGCATAGGAACCGCAATGGTTGAAGAGGGGAAACTTGTTTCCTGCAAAGTGACAGAGAGTACCCAATATACAGTAGATGGCGATAGCTGCTGGTTTGAAATTGACGCAATTGACAAAGATTCAGCAGAACGTATTTATCTGACATTTAAGTTCAGATTTAGCACGCAGGAATAGGAGGAAAATAAATTATGGCCATTAATAGTAAAGCGGCTGGTGATTCCCGGCATGCGTTAACAGGGAAAGATGGGGCTTTTTATGATGCAAACGGAGTGATGCTTGCATCAGTAGAAACCTTTACCGCAAATGTGAATGTAACTAATGCGAAGTATAATGCTTTGGGAGACGCACAAGAGCATGAAACTTTCGCTAGTTTTGCGGTGACTCTAACTATGTCACAAATCATGATAGAGGATGATGAATTTATTCAGCAGTTCATTGCAGGGATGCATAGTGGTAATATGCCACGCTGGAACTTCCAAGGCGTATTACAAGGACGAAATGGGTCGGAAGAACGTATGGTGTATCGTGAATGCTTGCCATCAGGTCAAGTAGACTTGCAGAATGTTACTACTGGGGATGTTGTAAAAAGAAGCTGGAATTTCTTTGTAAACAGACCACCAGAGTTACAGAAATTGTTAAGCCTATCCTAAATATAAATTATGTGTCAATAAAAACAATAGTCAGAGGTCGCTTGATAGCGGCCTCTATTCAATTTTAAGGAGGACAGTACATGTCTAAAATAGTTGAAGCAGAGGCAAACGTAGAGGCAGTAGAATTTACAGAAGAAGAAACAAAAAATCAGCTAACAAGTCAGCTCTTAATGAATGAAAAAGATATGATTGCCGGTCTGCTGGAGGCCGCCAATTTTAAAACAGATGAACAGCAGAGAATTGAAATTGTTCGTGGAGAAAAATTGTATTTTGCTTTTCGGATTCGCCCGCTTAGCGAGGACGAATATGACCGTTGCAAGACGAAGCACACCAAATATGTACGGAACAAACAGTTAGGCATTAAACTCCCCGAAGACACCAACACGGTCAAATATCGAGCCGCATTAATCTACCAGGCCACGATTGAAGAAGATAGAAATAAGCTTTGGGATAATCGGACCGTATGGAAGACGTTAGAGCAAAGTGGTTTTCAGATCATGAATGGATTAGATGTAATTGAAAGCGTGATGCTTGGTGGTGAAAAGGATCGAATCATCGATGCTATTGATAAGTTAAGTGGCTATGAATCCAATTTGGAGGAGGTAGCAAAAAACTAATTAACGCCGGAGGGGAGATGACAATACTTCATTGCATTTTCCAACGGCATGGAATTAGTATGGGTGAATTTTATGCCCGATCCCCTGGAGATCGGGCATTTATGCTGGCATCTATGAAGGTGCAGCTAGAAGTGGAAAAAAACAGAAGAGAGGGGGTGGAATAGCAGATGGCTGAAACCGTAAGAATTGAAATACCAATCGAAACAGTAGACAATACGAATCCTGAGTTGTCTAATATAACTCAAAATATTGAGAGATTAGGTCAAGCGGCTCAAAGTACTCAGTCACGAGTAACAAGTGCAGGGCGGTCAGTTAGTCAATTCGACCAGTCATCCCAGAGAACGCAAAGAAATTTAGCGAGCTGGATGAGGGAAAAATATCAGGTGCTCTTAGAAGCTAAAGATAAAATCAGCCCAATTCTTGGCGCTATAAAGAATGGTTTGAAAACGATAGGATCAAAAGTGTGGAATGTCACCATGAAAGCTGTCGATTTGGTTACTGCCCCGGTAAGGGGCATTTTTAATTTGCTAAAGAACCCTCTCTTCCAGGTTGGAGCGGTGATTGGAGTAACCATAGGAATCAAGGATACAATTGAGACCTTTGCGAGCTTTGAGGCCGCAATGAGCCAGGTGAAAGCGATTAGTGGGGCAACGGAGCAGGAATTTGAACAGTTGAACGCAAAGGCAAAAGAGATGGGTGCGACTACAAAATTTACTGCGACAGAATCTGCAGAGGCGTTTAACTATATGGCAATGGCCGGATGGAAAACGCAGGACATGTTAAATGGCATATCCGGTATCATGGCATTGGCGGCGGCGTCTGGTGAAGATTTGGCAACAACTTCCGATATTGTAACGGATGCTTTAACGGCCTATGGTTTAACAGCCTCGGACTCGGCACATTTTAGTGATGTTATGGCACAGGCGGCAGCCAATGCAAATACCAATGTTGCCTTGATGGGGGAGACATTTAAGTACGTTGCACCGGTAGCCGGTGCTTTAAATTATACGATTGAAGACAGTGCTTTGGCAATTGGCCTTATGGGTAATGCATCCATAAAAGGTAGTCGTGCTGGTACAGCATTAAAAACGGCATTAGCAAATATGTCTGCACCTACCGACAAGATGGCAAGCGCCATGAAAAAATACAATTTAAGTCTGACTGATTCGAAAGGAGACATGAAAAGTCTGAAAGAGGTTATGGACGATATGCGTTCAAATCTCGGAAAGCTAAGTGAAACAGAACAGACAGCGGCTGCAAGTACAATTTTTGGCAAGGAAGCCTTGGCAGGAATGTTGGCAATTATTAATGCCAGTGAAGAAGATTATAATAAGCTGACCGAAGCGGTGTACAATGCAGATGGTGCATCACGACAAATGTCTGATACTATGTTAGATAACTTACAGGGAGCATTTACTCTTTTGCAGAGTGCGGCTGAAGGGGTAAAGATAACGCTGGGTGAACGTTTAAAACCTTATTTAATGGAGTTCACAACATGGCTGACAAATAAAATGCCAGATATTGAGGCAGCTGTCGGCAGTGCTATGGATTTCATTGATGTAAAAATCAGTGACCTTAGAAAAAAGATAAAGGAGTTTACAGGTAGTGCGGAATGGCAAAATGCTGACTTTTTTGGAAAAGTAAAAATTGCGTGGGATGAATTAATCGGCAAACCATTTTCTCGATGGTGGAACGGGACCGGCAAACAAATGATAGCAGATGCAATGGGGTCTATCGGGAAAGGAATCGGTACGGCTATCAGCACAGGCTTATTGGCTATCTTGGGTATAGACGCCAGTGGTGTGCTTGATGAAGGCGTGAGCATTGGGGCTTCATTTGCGAAAGGATTTG